CGTTCTCTTTGCTTTTCGAAATGCGGAATCAGTGGGAGCGCCTTTTGAACCTGGCGTTCTCATTCTCTCTTTTGATCCTTTACGGATACGCTCACGCTTTTTATGGATATTGGCGTAAAGTCCAGGTTTCATCTGCACCCCCATCTTCTTCTGGCAGCTTTTCCTCTTTCACCCTTCCAATGTTTAGACCTGGCACAAAATGAGCGATGCCGACTGCCTGATTTTTGGGGTGCTTTTAGTTTTGATCCTGTGGCTTTGTTATATTTTCTACGCCCTTTCGCAGTCAGACCGCCACCCTTAGAAACGGATAGCTTTTCACCTCTGCCTACGGAAAGATTGACATTAGCCACGAGTAGCCTTTCTCTTGACCTTAAGATTATTGCGTTTTACCGCTTTTTTCTGGGTCAAACCTCCACCTACGCCCATCCGTCTTTCGGCAGCGCTGGTTGTTTTTGAGGATTTATTACCTTTGTGCATTTTTAGCTCTTTCCACCATTTGTAAAACCTGTCATGAACATCAGCTCCTCTGCTTGTCTGCGTCTGAGCAATCCAGCCATGTGTTTTCCAGCAGCCATATCCCACTTTTCAAATTCGTGGGATGCGCCTTCAAAATCACCTGCGTTTACTTTTCTAAGTAAAGTAGAATTATTGAGATTACCGCAGCCACAATTAAAGGCGAAATCAACGAGAGCATCAAATTCATTTTGAGTAACTTCAACAGTTAGTTTGGCATTAACATCTTCTTCTGCTTTTTGTACATCTTTAATTAAAAAGTATTCCGCTTGTTCTTGAGTAATGGTTAACCCTGGGTAAACATCAGGACCAGTATGCCCATATCCAATAGTCCAAGGATCACCGCCAGTGCCAGGATCAGGGTAAGCAGTAAGCCTAACTCCTTCAAAAGATTCTGTAAGATGCAGACCATTTTTGGAATATTGCATTTATTGGCTATCCTTTTTTGACCTCATATCCATAATTTTTTCTAGTGTTCTACCACCAAAGTAGGCTGACATTACCAGCATACCCCACTGACCTAATAACTCAACATAGCTAGAAGCGATTTTGTACCCATAACCATCAGCAATAGCAAAAACTACATAGGCTGTGAGAATATAAACAAGGGTTAAAGGTCTGATGTTTTTAGCTAAGGTGCTATCACTTTGAGCGTCTGCTTGCCATCTTGCAGATACATTGTTTTGCTCACTGACATCAGCATTTAATTGAGCTAATTGCCCGTTTTGTTGCATCTCAAGTAACTTGAGTTTAGCTTCGGCTGCTTGGTTTGCATCTGGAAAAAAGTGATCTATGAGTTTGTTACCGATTCCTAATAGAGCATCTAATGGAAACATACTATTTCTCCGTTGTAATAGTGTCTTTACCTTTTACTACGGTTACTTTATCGCCATCCACAGATACAGACATAGGAGGTTCTTTTTCAGCTAATTTATCTAAACGCTGAATCAGAGATTCAATAACTTTAAACTCAGGTTTTTCTTCTTTTTCAGTAGTGCCAGCAACGCCATTCATCATGTTGATGATAGCCATCAAAGCACCTCCAGCCATACCAATTACGGCAGCAATCTTGGAGGAATCAAGGAAAATGCTTGCTCCTACGGCAATCAAGATAATTGCTGTAATGTAAGCAAGACCATGCTTTCCAATAGATTTACCAGCTACTTCTTTTGCTGTTTCAAGTTGCTCATCCATTCCAAAATCCTTAGTTTGCAGGAGCTTCTGGAGCTGGTGTTTGCTCGATTGGACTTCTTTTGCTGTTTCGAGTTGCTCATCCATTCCAAAATCCTTAGTTTGCAGGGGCTTCTGGAGCTGGTGTTTGCTCGATTGGTGTTGCTTCAGCAGGTGGCGCTGTTGGTTCTGGGGTTGGTTCTTGTGGTTCAGCATGAGCAACAAAACGCTGTAATAACTGATGAACAGCGCTACCAATTTCAATGCACTCTTTACTAACAAATGATTCAATTTTGTCTAACAAACTCATAATCCTTCTCCTGGTGTAATGTAAACGGAAGCGTTAGCTGCATCTCCAATTACTCTTGCATAAACACTGGTAGTAGAGTTAACTTGTGGACCACTAAAAACTTTATAAGCGTAAGGAGGGATAGCAATAACATAAACTGGACCGTTATCAGGCAACGCTACATTAAAATTATTAGTAGGGTTGATCCAAACATAAACAGCATTATTAACATCAGCGTTAGAAATAAAATACTGGTTAACAGGGCTATCTGATGTGATGGTATATACATTGGACTGCGTGTTAGCAGCACCGTTAACGGCTACTTTTACCGTTTTCCCCATCGGTTGAAAAGCGATATTATTAGCCATTAGTAGATACTCTTTTTGCCAGCGTTGCCAGGTTTAGTTGTAGCGGAATCTTTGGTATTGCGATTGCCGTCAAAATTCCATACAGAAATAAAGCCAGAAGGCATTTTTCCATCAAAGGTAGTGTTCATACCATTCATAGATCCATCTCTAGGCAATTGTGGGCGTGTAGATTTAGCGATTTGCTGATTCACATCACCTGGTCTTTTATACGGGTTGTTATGACTACTGCCCTCATTCTTGGGTTTTAAGCTCATTTTTATTCCTTTCTTTCGTATTGACTACAAGATAACTGAATACTACGAATATGGCTAGTGTCACCACTCTTTCCCACATGGGATTCCACATTGTCCAACCGCACATTATGCTCGATGCTACTAGCGCCAAAATCGTGATTGATCGGTCTGTAATGACCGCCAATGCTAGGCGTACCAAGGCTACTGCTTCCATAATTTATCCCCTTAAAAGTTAAACCAAACATTAGTTTAACCTTCCTCATCATCTACTGCAATAAAGCCACTACCCCACTCATCATCAGAAATCTTCTGTTTTAGCTTTTCAATGTTCACCATGCGGTCAATTACCTTACATTTATCGGTAAGAGATGCCATAGGATCAGCCATCACTTCTTGGAGCAAACGCTCAACAGCGCTCTCTAATTCAGGGTTTAGTCCTTTTTGCTTCTTGCTCATTGTTCAAATGCCTTTGTTGCAACAGCGCTTCCTACAGTAGCAGCAGCGCCATATCCTAATGCTCTATACACAAACAGCTTAATCTTGTCTTTCATCTCATTAGCATCACGGACAGTCAAGCGTACTTGCTCAATTTGACGCTGTAAATCACGGTATTGAGCTTGGTTAATTTGACCATGTTCTAGCATCCGTTTAGCCAATTGATTGCTAACAGCAGTAATTCTTGCAGGATCATTACCAGCCACAGCAAGATCGGATTCAAAAGTCTTGTAATCTTGTACAAGTTGTTTTTTCTGTTGTGCGGTTTTTTCTTCAGTTTTTGCAATCTGTTGTGCAGAACCACCCCGTTTTTCAAATATACGCAGGTCATTAGCGTATTTCTCAGCCATAGGCAAGGAATTGGTTTCTCTAAGCATGGCACGGTTTTGGCGAATAAAGTTTTCAACATCCTTAGATGCGGTTTTACTCTCTAATTGGCTTGCAAAATAGCGTTTTGCTTCAGCTTCAGCTAGTTGCTTGTTACCACCAAAAGCGTCAATTAAAGCGCTAAAATTTTCTCTCGATGAAAATACTTTGCCAGGAATGTCCTGAGCAGATACGGTAGCAAAGTTAGTTCCTGTGCCTGGTAATTGCTCACCAGTGAGAGCTTTACCTACTCTAGACTGAAATACTCTTAAAGGTTCAGAATCTTTACGATATTGATTTAAAAACTTTTCGAATGTAGATGTTTTTTTTCCAGGTTTTAAGGAAAACTCTTTCATAATTGCTTCAATATTGTCTGCCAAACGACCTGCCATTTGTTGACTAATAGCGTCATAACCTTCTGCTGGCACGCCAAAAGAGCGATCTCTTAAGAACCGTCTGGCATCCTCTAAACCTTCAAAACTGGCTGGATCTCTTGAAATAACAGTGCCATCAACATCTACAATTGTGCGGTCCAAAATGTTACGGATCTTGCGTAGTTGGTTTTCGATCTCGCCAACAGGAGCGTTAGATAAACCCGTTGTAGGGTTTTTAATCATTGCGTCAATTTCTTTTAAAGCGTTTTCATACGCTTTGGTTTGAGCAATAGTTTGACCAGCAGCTTCTTTTTTAAACGCCTCGCCAAAAGCCTCTTGTTTATTTAGTTTAGCGTTAGCATCCCGCCTAGCTTTTAAGGTGTCTAAAACCTTGTTTGCACTTTCTTTTATGCGTGTGCCTATATCTTGAGCAGTTTGCGAGATGGGTTTGAAGCGACCAGCTTCTTGTTCAGTAACAACTCCAGGCAACTCGCCCAAAGCAGCCTCACCTTTCCTTTCAGCTTTTTCACCAGCTTTTCCAGCAATTGCAGCCCGTTGTTCGGCAGCAGTCATTTCTTCGCCTGTTTTCTTGGCAATTTGACCAGCTTTAGATTCACCTAATGAACGCAAATTTTCGGCTAATTCTTTAGCAGTTTTTCCTAATTTAAGTTTTTCGGCAAAAGTTTTACCTGCACCATATAGGGCTTTGCCACCGCTATAAAGTGCTTTGCCTGTAGCAGCTACAGCAGGAGCTACTTCTCCAGCCAACTGATAACCTTCAGTGCCTGGTACTGGTTGTGGCACACCTAACTTTGTTAAACCAGCTTGAATGTTTTTAGTAGTAGGAAAGACGGATTCGTAACCAGCCAAAGCGCCCTGACCTTTAGCCCCTACTTCAGATCCACCAGGCAACATGGATTCAATATCACCTAATGTGCCAGGAATACTTGTACCTAATCCATAAGCAAACGCTGCACCTTTTTGCAAAGTGCTGGGTTCTTTTGTACCCGCTAGTAAATCAACGGGTTGCGATTTTGTGTTATCAGTTGCAAGTAAATCTGTTGGCATTATTGTTCACCTTCAATTTTCATGCCTTTATCTCTTAATCTTTTTTTAACTTCTTCTACAGTTAAATTATTCACTTCTGCGGTATGTTTAATGTCACTTAATTTAGCAACATTACTTGTAGGTGATGCAGTAGTAGATTTGCTGCTATAGGGTTCATAAGGATGTTCGGCAGATAACTTGGTAATTTCATCAACAGACAAACCTTGGTCTTGTAAATTGTTATACAAGGATCTTCTTCTGCTTTCTAACAATGCTCTGTAGGTTTCGGGCTTGTAGTTTGTAGGATCAAGCACTGGTCCAACCATTTTCATATCTTGTACTGTTAAACGCTGACCGCCTTTAGCAGCACGCTCAATAGCGTATGTTTCAAGCAAAGCATCTTTTAAGAAAAGAGTGGTTTTGTCTGTGCCAGTCAAAGTTTCATTAACAGCAGTTTCAAAATCTTTCTTACTATTAGCACCAGATGTCAGTTTTTCAAAGAACGGTGCTACTTTAGCTCTCAAACCAATCTGGACTTCTGGATCATCTAATTGACGCTCTAAATTATTGATAGACCGTACACCTTGAATACCTGATACTGCTGCATCTCTACCTTTTCCAGTTAAACCAGTCAAACCTGTTTTCATGGATTTCTCAAATATAGATTTAAGAATTTCAGTATTTTTAGCAGCTATTTTTTGGACAACATCCGCTTTTCCAGCGTTCATGTTGGCAGCTACTACGCCAGGGTTTTCAGCAACAATTTCTTGACCTAGCAAGTAGGCAGCCTCTTTTTCAGTAGCGCTTAGTTGTAAATAACGATTGATTTTCTTTTCTAGATTGTCATTTGCAGCTTTGATTCTAGCTACTTCTTTTTCGTAAATTTTCTGTTCTTTTTCAAAAACATCCTTTTTACCTGATTGGTAGCCTTTAAGCATACCGCCCATAGCGTTCAACGCATTTAAGCCTGACAGCTTTCCTGAACCACCTAAGCCTACGCCAACAGTAGCAATCATGCTAAAAATAGCGCCTAATTCTAAAGCGTTCTCTTGTGAGGGCTTAAATTCAGGCATAGGTTGCTCTTGCTTTTCAAGCTCGCCCACATCTGTTTTTACTCTTTCCTGATACTTTTCTAACTGTTCTCTTTTAGCTTTTGCTTGCTCTTTTGCTGCTAAAGATTCAGCCTGTACTTTTGCTTCAACAGCTTTTTCACCCGCTTGCTGTTCCGTTTTTAACGCTTTAGACAAAACGGGATACTGCTTCATACCCAAGTCGAGCTGATCGGTAAGAGCGTCTGCGCTAGGTGCTGGGGTGCTTGCTGCACCAGGCATTTGAGTAGGATTGATAGCCATATTATTTACCTAATGGATTAGCAGAAGATTGAGCGCCAGCAGGAGCAGCATAAGGCTGTTGAATGTTACCGCCAGCAACAAAATTAGCCAATTGTGAGTAGAAATTAGTGGTTGCTGTATTAAGCTGTTGGTCCAATTGCAGACCAGTCTTAATAGCTCCGAGGCTAATATTGTCACCAATTTGCATCAGGTTAACACCGTAGGTGTACTGGTTATTCAATAAAGTCTGATAAATGTTGCTTAATTGATTAGCAGCTTGCTGTGCGCCTACGCCACCACGATTAGCTTGTGATTGAGCTAACTGTGCTTTTGCAGCGTTATAGGCTTGTTGGCTTGTTGGAGATAAAGCTCCTGATTGCGCTTGAGCAATTAACTGTTGCCCTTGAGATTGGTATGGTTGAGCGATAGCTTGCTGTTGAGCTTGAGCTGCCTGTACTTGTTGTGCAGCCTGTCTTGCTTGATTAGCACCATAAGCACCCAAACCAGCACCTAAACCTAATCGAGCAGCAGTTGCACCAGAAATTCCTAAACCTTTAAGTAGGTCAGACAATCCTGTGGTTGTACCCGCACCTCCAGCGCCTGTTGTGGGCTGTGTGCCAGTAGTATCCGTTGGTGTGGGAGGTGGTTCTAATTGGGTTGCAGCGCCAGGTTGACTTGGATCTACATAAGCTGCACCGCCAGCACCAAACTGTGTTGCACCTGCTGCGGGTGTTGCATACGCTGGGGTTGGTAATCCTGGAGTGCCTTGATAAGCCTGTGCATCTGCGCCAAAAGCGCTTCCATAATTCAATGGGTTAAATGCAGCAGTTTGCGTAGTGTCAGCGGAGGTAGGCACATTGAAGGAAGTTCCATCGGGTGCGTTTGCGCTTGGAGTAAAACCTAAATCACCAGGTCCGCCATAAGGGCTTTCAACTGGTGTTGGCGCTGGAGCGGGTGCTTCGGCTACAGGAGTAGTATCTACACCGTCATCAAACTCTAACAATCCAGTAATAGGGTTTTTACTACCTCTACCGCCACGCTTCTTTAAAAGAGCAGCCTCTTTAGGGGTAATATGAGCAAGAATAGTATCTTTACCACGACCTTTAGAACGCAACAATTGCGCTAAAGACGCTAGATCCGTGCCAAGAGTTTGATTGATAGTTGCCATTTATATTCCTAACGCATTGCGTAACGATTCTTGATTCCAAACATTCTTTTTTGCCTCATCTGTACCCAATAAATAAGGTGAGCTTGTACCGCCTCCCGTAACCGCTGGTTCTGGTTGAGAGCTTAACGCACTTCCGAGCAAAGCGCTACCTAGAGTTGACGATGAAGTGCCGAAGGTTGACGCAAGCGGATTCTTCGATGTGGGTGTTGTAGCGGGCTTGGGAATGGGCGTTGTAGATGTCGTTTTTGTAACATTCGATGTTACATTGCTTGGCGCTGTTGTGGTCACAGTAACATTGGGTGATGGTACTGGGGTTGTGGTAGCAACATTAGTAGGGGTAGTAGTGATAGTAGCATTACCTTTAGGTGTAGTGGTTGCCACATTTCCTGCTACATTTGCTGTACCACCGCCAATCGTCACATTTCCGCCAGCAAGACCTGTTGTAGATACGGTGGCGTTTCCTGTAGCAGCGTTTGTCGTACTTGCCGTAATCGCTGCATTAGCTGTTCCGCTTAAAGCAGGTTGTTTTGCTGCTGCTGCTTGCGCTGTCGCAATATCGCCTTTGGCTGTTGCTACTGCACCTTGGTAATTATTGTAATTAGCGTTGTAAGTAGATATTGAAGATTGCAGTTGCGTTGCATTAGATTTATAAGACGCTAAAGTATTGTTGTATTGCGATAACGCTTGGTTGGCAGCATTTTGATAAGAATTGTATTGATTTATCAAACCTTGCGTATTATTGGTAGCAGTATTCCAACTAGCACCCCAAGCATTTTGAGGTGATTGTCCAAATTGTTTAGCAACAGCCAGCATTTGACCAATCGTATAAGGCACTCCATTACGCTTTACTCCGCTTTGTGCATTTAGCCAAGCGTTATAAGTATTAGCATAGTTTTTCTCAGCCTGATTGTAGGCTTGTGCATATTGGTTTACGGAAGCCTGTTGTGAAACCAATTGCTGTGCCTGGGCTTGAATTTGTGTCTGTTGTTGCAATAATGTACTGCTCATTGTCTGGATTTGTGTGGACAAATCCTGTGGCAATATATTTTGAAAATTAGGTAACTGTGCGCTTACAGCCTGAATATCAGGCGTTTGCGTTGTAAATTCTTGGGTAATTGGTGCTTCTACAGTGCTTGCAAGGTCAGTGCTAATAGGCGCAACAGAACCGCCACCAGTTAAACCTAGTTCTGCGTCAGAAATTCCTTGTACGGTAACTGATCCTATATCACCTGAATCTAGTGTTTCATCCATGACCTACCTCTTTGTGCAGTGCAAAAACCCAATTTTTTTTGGCGGGGGGAAACATTAAAAAAGTCCTAAAGATTGAGCAATCTGCTCATGGATTGTGTAATGTAATCCCACCCAGTCGTAAAACGCTTCTTCTTTATTAAAATCTACATCCAACATATTGAATGGATTTTCTAAATTTAGGTATCTTGCCAGGGCTTGATGCTCGACTTGATGGGCTAAAAGCCAGTCATCTAAGTTCCTTGTATCGGCATCCATAATAGGGAATTTATTGTAAGTAAAGCCTTTTGCAGACAAAGTATTCCAAAAAAGCTGATGTTGCAGTCCATTTTCAAACAAAAACTCATCTAAGGATTCAACATCCCCAAATTTGACAATGGATAGCGTATTAAAGTCCATTACTTGTCCACCTTTGTGTCAAGTTTGTCCATGATGCGATTAAACATCCCTTTAATCTCGGCAATATCAATTCTGTAATCATCTTTGCGAACATAATTCTCAGAAACATCTCTTTCTAAGTCTTGTTGCATCTCTTGTACAAGTTTGATTTCGGACCAAACCACACGCAAGATCCAGCCACCAAAAGCGCCAGCAAGTCCAAAGCAAATATTAAGTAGGGTTTGAGTATCCATTGTCACACCGCATAATATGGCACTTTTACCACTGTGCCGTTAAGGTCAAATTGAAAAAATCCAGCGGGAACAAGCAATAAGCTGGAGGTTGCATAAGTGGCGTTACCCGCAGTAGTAGCGGTATGGTTTGTTGTTTGCACATTAACCGTACCACCAGTAATTACTGCGTTTCCAGTAATGACTGTAGGAATTGTGACGCTGTTATTTGAGTTAACGGTAACAGCATCGGTAGCTCCGTTATTGACAACAATATGGACTGCATTAGCTGACAGAGTGCCTAAAGTTAAATCTGAACTTGAAGATTGCAGATAAACAGCGTTAGGCAAATTCATAGAACCAGATCCAGCAAATGTGGAGCTGTTCATGCCGTAGTCACCGTAAAATGCGCTTGCAGTACCTTTATCGTTACTAACTACATAATCTGTAGATGCGCTTGATCCAGCGTTAGTATTTTGCAAAAGAATCTGGTTATAGCTATTGGTGCTTGAAGTATATGAAGCCAAAATGCTAGTGTCGGTGTATGCCAGCGTTCCATAGCTAAAAGCACCAATATTGGATAATCCAGTAATGGATTGGGTTGCCGTTACATTGGCAGCAGACAAAGAGGTAAATACACCAACAGCAGGAGTGGTTGTGCCAATCGGGGTATTTTGAATGGTGTCTAAAGTGAGGGCTACGCCATTGATTGTTCCACCAGTAATTGATACAGAATTGGCATTTTGTCCTGCCATCGTGCCAAGACCGCTGACTGCAAAAGTCACATTCGCTTGACCAGTGCTAGGGCTGTTAGCTGTAGTAATGGTAATGTTAGACCCAGGAATAAAGTTAATTGCTGGTTCTGATCCAACGGTTACGCCATTATTCTGTACAGTGACATTTTGGTTTACCGTGTTTGCAGACACACTTAAGCTGACATTTCCTGTCAGTGCGCCACCGCCTGATAATCCTGATCCTGCCAGTACATAAGTTGTATTAGGTACTGCGCCTGATACGGCAGCCACTCCGATAGCGATTGCAACATTGGCTGCGCTTGTAGCTCTACCTTTAGCGTCAAAAGTGACTTGTGATACTTGCGAGGCATTACCGTAAATTCCTGCCGTAACACCACTCGTATTTAAAGTAGGGTTAGGGTAAGAACCTGTTAAATCACCACCTGCTGTACCTCCTGGAGAAACACCTGTGATGGTGACATTGGAAGCGGAGGTAATCCGACCTTTGGCATCTACAGCAATTTGAGGAGATGATGTTGCAGACCCGTATGTGCCAGCGACAACGCCTGAAGTATTAAGGCTGGGATTAGGATAAGTACCAGTAAGATCCCCACCAGCAGTGCCACCAGGAGTAGTGCCACTAATCGTAACATTGCTTGCACTTGTGATTCTCCCTTGTGCATCTACTGTAAAAACACCAATGATTGTGGCGTTACCATAAGTTCCCGCAGTGACCGCAGTATTGGCTAGGCTAATCGTGCCTGAAGATGTGATTGGTCCGCCACTTAGACCAGTGCCAGTAGCAACGCTAGTAACAGTGCCGTTCCCCGATCCTGGGGTGTATCCAAGAGCAGTTGTGACATCAGAGCTTGTAAGAGAAACATTCCCTGTACGGGTGTTAAATGTAAGAACGCCAGCATTGTTTAATGTTACATTAGCTGTGAGATTTCCGCCACCAGATAACCCTGTACCAGCCAAAATATAGGTGCTATTGTTCGCTGCGCCTAAACTAGCTGCTGTTAAAACGACTGCGCCTGTCTGTCCGTTGACAGAAGTGACTGCATTATTGTTATCTACTTTTTCCCAGACATTGCCGTCAAATACCGCCCAGTCACCTACATTCCAAGTGGTGATGCCATTAAGGTTGGTATTTCCAGCAACAGATACAACATAGTAAAAACCTTTAGTTCCAACAGAGCTTTGCAGAAAAGGATTATTGGTACTTGCGTTCCAAGTACTCTGATAAGTTAACGATCCCGCAAAGTTGCCAGATACTTTAAGCATTACATCCCATCACCGTTAGTTATGTACAAAGTTGCTGAATTTGCTGCGGTAATAGCGGTAAACCACGCATTAGGTACAAAAGTAATAATTTCATCCGTATTAGGCAAAATGTACAAAGTCGTTGTACTGTTTGCGCCTGAACCTGTAGGGATAACGCAATTAGACTGCGCTACCGACTGGGTTTGAGCATACGAAAGAAAACATCCCTGAGTAGTGGATGCGTTGATGATGCGGTACTGATTACCCCCAAAAGCACTGTTCGAATTGACTTGAACGG